CTCAATCCCAAGCAGAATACGGCGCTGAAAGCGCACGTCAAGAAGCTGGTGGCGATGGATGAAGCATCGCTCGACACCGAGGCCGTCGAAGAGGCGCTCGAAACCGCGCTCGAGGAAGTGCAGGCACTCGGCGATCAGCCTACCGATACGACGCAGGACGCCGATAACGAGGTCGTCTCGCTGCTGAAGCAGGTAATCGCGAAGCTCGAAGGCGGCACGAGCGCTGCCGACGACGAAGTGGCGAAAACCGCCGAGGAAGCGAAGAAAGCCGAAGCAGCGAAGAACGCCGCGGCGATGGACGCCAAGATCAAGGACGCCACCGATGGCGTACGCGCCTCGATCGAAGGCCGCTTCAAGGCCGCCGAGAAGGTGCGCCCGCTCGTGGGCACCATCGACGCGATGGCCTTCGACTCCGCTGAATCGATCTTCGCGCACGCGCTGAAGGTCGGCGGCATGGAGCCGGAGAAGCACGATAAGGCCGCGTATGCGGGCATCGTCGATGTGCTGCTCACGAACAAGAGCACGCCGGTGGTCCACTCTGCGAGCGATGAAAAGTCAGCCAGCGAACTGCTGACTGCTTTCCCGGCACTCGCCAACATCAAGCACGCTTAAGGACGGCACATCATGACCTTCCCGACCGCAGTACGTCTCCAGCCTGAAGTCGGTGTGCCGGGCGACCGCGCATCGATGAACCCGATCGCGGTGATCTCGCGTATCGCGCAGACCGCTGTCACCGTCGCGCGCTTCGTCTGGCCGGGCACCGACACTGACAACCAGGTGCAGAACACTGGCAGCGGCCTCCCGCTCGGATTTGCGATCCGCAATCAGTCGGGGATTGTCCCGAACTACCTGCAGGAAGCCAGCATGCAAGTGCCGGCGGGCTTCCCGGTGGAAGTCGCTGAGCGCGGCGAGTTTTTCGCTACGTCGGCAAACGTCGCGACGCAAGGCCAGAAGGTCTTCGCCACGCTCGCAGACGGCACGCTCCAGTTCGGCGCAAAGGGAGCAACGATTTCGGGGGCCATCGAAACACCGTTCGCGGTGGAGCGTGGCGGCGCCGCCAATAGCGTCATCAAGATCTCGACCTGGAGCAACTTCGCATGAAACTCGATCAACTGCGGGACTATGGCATCCACCTCGCCCCGGGTGCCGAGCTGCTCGACGCACCGACGCGCACCAAACTCGTCGCGGCAATGGACGCGGCCGGGCCGATGGTCACGACGCCCAACAATGGCATCCCTGCGATGCTCACCAACTACTTTGATCCGCGTGTGATCGAAGTGCTGGTGGCGCCGATGAACTCCGAACTGCTCTACAGCGCCGTTCAGAAAGGAGATTGGGCGACCGATACCGCGACGTTCATGGTCGTGGAAAACGTCGGTGAGACCGCGACGTACGGCGACTACAGCGAGAACGGCATGTCCGGTCACAACGCTGTGTTCCCGCAACGTCAGGCCTACGGCTATCAGACGAACACCCAATGGGGCGATCGTCAGATGGCAGTGGCCGCCAAGGCGCGTCTCGACTATGCCGCGCGGCAACAGATCGCCTCGGCGCTGATTCTTCGCAAGAAGGAAAACGCGATCAACCTGTTCGGCGTTTCTGGCCTCCAGAACTACGGCCTGATGAACGACCCGTCGCTGGTCGCGCCGGTCGCACCGGGTACTGGCGTAGGCGGCACGACGTGGGCGCAAAAGACCTCGGACGAGATCTACGCCGACTTCGTTACGTTGTGGGCGAACCTCATCGCGCAGGGCAACGGCCTGATCAACACGAAGAGCGAAGTCACGGTCGGCATCCCGAACGTGGTCGAGCAAAACCTGACGAAGCAGAACACCTACGGTCAGGTGCTTAAGGATCGGTTGAAGCTCGCCTATCCGAACATGACCATCGAGACGATTCCGGAATTTGCTACGAGCGGCGGCAACCTCGTGCAGATGATCGCGAAGAACGTCGAGGGCCAGCCGACCGGCGAACTGGGATACGCCGAGCGCATGCGCGCGCACGGCGTGGTGCGTCACTCGTCCTCGTACTCGGAGAAGAAGTCCGGGCGCAACTGGGGTGCGGTGATCTACTACCCGAACTTCATCGCGCAAATGCTCGGAGTCTAAGCAATGACTGACGCAACTCAACCCAACGACGCCGAGAAGAAGCCGGCGGGCAGCAAGAAGGTGACACAAGGCAACACGGTCACCGTGTTCTGCAAACTGCCCCACGGCATTCGCTACACCCTCCCCAACGGCGAGGAACTGCGGATCGTCGGTGCTCTCGGCGACGAGCGTTCGCCGCTGCAGGTTAGCGGTATGCCCGGGCGCGACAGCGTTGCAGGCTTCGGCGTTACCCGCAACGTGGATCCCGATGCCTGGGCATGGATCGTCGAGCAGCACGGCGACTCGCTGGCGCACAAGAACGAACTGATCTTCGCGAAGGACGCCAACGATCAGAAGTCGGCCATTGCCGAGGCGAAGGAAAAGACCGATGAGAAGACCGGCTTCGAGCCGATCGACCCCGCGAAGGATCCGAACAACGACAAGGACGCCAACGCGCGCAACCTTGCCGGCGTCAAATCCGAGGGGCAAGCCTAAGTGAGCACGCCCGCCGGCACCGTCACGTTCGATCCTGCAGCGTTCATCCTGCAGTTTCCTGCTTTCGCGGCGGTGCAGCCGGGCACGCTCACTTCCTACTTCAACATGGCGACGTTGTATCTGAACAACTCGCCGTGTTCGATCGTTCAAGACCTCACTACGCGCGCGCAGCTGCTCAACCTGATCACGGCGCACATCGCTTTTCTGATGGGACGGGCGGCGGGATCGAACGGCGATAACGCGGCGCTCGTCGGCCAGATCGCATCGGCCGGTGAAGGCTCGGTGAACGTCTCGCTCGTCGCCGTGCAAGCGAAGAACGCGGCCTTCTGGACCCAGTCCGAGTACGGCTTCATGTTCTGGCAGATGGCTCTGCCGTATCGCTCATTCCGGTATTTTCCCGCACCCTATGTGTGCCGTTAAGGTCGCGGGCGGCGTAAAGCTCGACGCAGCGCTCGCGCGATACCTCGACCAGGCAACGCTCACTATGCGCGCCGGCATCCTCGAAGGTGCCACCGAACCCGATGGAACGCCCACGGCACTCGTCGGATTCTGGAATGAGTACGGCACGGTTCGCATCGTCGACGGCAAGACCATCATCACGCCGGCGCGTCCGTTCATGCGCACGACAGCAGACTCGAAAGCCGCGCGCTGGGCGAAGATCGTCGGCGTGACCCTGCAGCGCAATGGTGGCAACTTCGACCAGGCGTTGCGGCTCGCTGGCGAAGCGGCGGTGGTGGACATACAGCAGACCATCGGCACATTCGCCACGCCGGCCAACGCGCCCTCGACCATCAAGAAAAAAGGCTTCGACGGCCCGCTGCGCGGATCAGCGCAGGCGCCGATGCAGCACTCCATCGCATACGACATCGTGGACGGGCCACAAGAATGAATCTTCGCGGCATCGCAAACAGCGTCACGAGCTCGATCAATCCGAACACCGCGGCGCAGCTCTCGCGCAGCACCGGTTACACGACGTCGCCGAGCGGCAAGCGCATCCCGAGCTATGCCGCGCCGGTTGGCGCGCTCGTTCAGGTGCAGGCGCTGTCCGCGCCGCAAATCCAGCACCTGGACAGTCTGAACATCACCGGCGTGCTGCGCAGCGCGCGCCTGAATGGCGACTGGCGCGGCATCTATCGCGCCGACTCGGAAGGCGGCGACCTGATCGCATTCGGCAACACGCCTGACGTGCGCGCCGATCTGCGCGGTACCACGTGGCTTGTCGTGCAGGTGCTCGAGACGTGGCCGGACTGGTGCTCGCTCGCGATCCAACTCCAGAAGGCTTGACCATGCCCACGACCGTCAGCATCACCGAAGACAATGTGCTCGCCGCGCTGCGCACTTTTCTGCTCTCGATTGTGGCGGCCGGCGTGGAGGTTATCTACGGGCAGGATAACCGCGTGCCCGAGCCGCTCGGCGATGACTTTCTCGTCATGACGCCGCTCTCGCAGGCGCGGCTCTCGACGAACGACACGACCTACACGGACCCGGGCACGAACCCCGGCACTGCCAACTACGAGCGCGCCACGCGGTCGATGATCCAGATCGACATTCACGGCCCGAACTCAGCAGATAACGCCGCGATGATCGAAACGCTTTTCCGCAGCCAATATGCGGTCGATTCATTCGCCACGTCGGGCCTTGATATTCAGCCGCTGTATTGCGACGACGCGAAACAAATGCCGTTTATTAACGGAGAAAACCAGTTCGAGCAGCGTTGGATAATAACCGCTGCGATCCAATATAATCCTGTCACAGCAGTTCCACAGGATTTTGCCGACGCATTGAGCGTCAATATCGTGAGCGTGGACGCCACTTATCCAGCGTAGGCGCTGGCCCTCTCCGGAGCATTAAATGTCGATTCCAGCATCCCTGATTGCCAATGCGATTCCGAGCGTTATTAGCGCGGGCGGCACTGCGCTAGACCTCGTCGGCATTATGTTGACGAATAATTCACGCGTACCGATTGGCACCGTTCCACGTTTTCCCAATATCGATGCGGTCGGTGATTATTTCGGCGAATCGTCCCCGGAATATTCTCTCGCGGCGGTCTATTTCAACGGTTTCAAGAATTCAACGAAGAAACCCGGCTCGCTCGGTTTCTATCAGTATCCGGCAGCGCCGGTGTCCGCTTATCTGCGCGGCGGTTCGCTCGCGTCGATGACGCTCACGCAATTGCAGGCGCTGTCCGGCACGCTGTCGATTACTGTCGACGGTGTGGTGAAGACGTCGAGCAACATCAATCTCGCTTCGGCGACGAGCTTCTCGAATGCCGCGGCGCTGATCTCGGCCGCGTTCACCGGCGGCCCGACGGTCGCATTCGACAGCCAGTCGAGCGCGTTCACTTTCACCTCGACGACGACCGGCGCGACGTCGACGATTGGCTTCGCGACGGGCACGCTCGCCGCATCGCTGCTGCTCACCCAGGCGACCGGCGCGGTCACGTCGCAGGGCGCAGTGGCGGCGACGCCGGCGACCGCGATGGCCGCGATCAAGAAGATCACGACCAACTGGGCGTCGTTCACGACGACGTTCGATCCCGACGGCGGTACCGGCAACACGCAGAAGCAGGCGTTCGCAGCGTGGACTGTGCAGCAGGGGAATCGCTTTCTGTACGCCGCATGGGATACGGACGCGAGCGCGACGACGACTGTTCCGGCGACCACGTCGCTCGGCTACCTCGCGAAGCAGAATGCATGGTCTGGCGTTGCGCCGATCTGGGGGCCGGCAGACAAGGCGGCCTTCCTGATGGGCTATGTCGCATCGCTCGACTTCTCGGCGACCAACGGCCGCGCGACGGCTGCGTTCCGCTCGCAGGATGGTCTCTCGGCAGACGTCACCGACGGCACGGTCTACACCAACCTGCTCGCGAACGGCTACAACTGCTACGGCGATTTCTCCACCGCGAACGACGACTTCCTGTTTTTCTCGAATGGGCAGATTGCAGGCCAGTACGACTGGATCGATTCGTACGTCAATCAGATCTGGCTGAACAACGAGTTCCAGCTGGCGATGATGACCGGGCTCACCTCGGTCAACTCCATTCCGTACAACGCGGACGGTTACACGCTGATCGAGTCGTTCCTGACCGATCCCATCACTGCGTTCCAGAACTTCGGCGGTCAGCGCGCGGGCGTGACGCTGTCGGCGGCGGAGGCGGCCGAGGTGAATGCGGCAGCCGGTCTTGCGATCGACGGCACGCTGTCGACGCGCGGCTGGTATCTGCAGGTGCTCGACGCGACGGCGCAGGTGCGAGCTGCGCGCGGCACGCCTCCTATTATCTACTGGTACATGGACGGACAGAGTGTCCAGGTGCTGCAGATGGCTTCCATCCTGGTGCAGTAAGGGGACAACAACATGGATATCACTTCCGCCAACGCTACATATATGCTGTCGATCGCGACGATCTTCCCTGTCGCGCAGAAGCTCACCAAGTTCGCCGCCGATGCAATGTTTGCGACCGACGATGTGGAGCCGGCAGAAGTCGGCAAGGGCGCCGACGGCAACATGTATGCCGGCTACACGCCGTACAACACGCCGCAGACGATCACCATCATGCCGGACTCGCCGCAGCTCACACTGTTCGAGCAATGGCTCGCGGCGCAGAAGGCGAATCAAACGATCTACCCGGCCAACGCCACGATCCGCATCCCGTCGATCGGCAAGAAATATACGTTGACCAACGGTGTGCTCACCCGCATCCGTGCCATCCCGAACGCGCAGAAAGTGCTCACGGCGATGGAGTATCAGATCACGTGGGATAACGTCGACCCGGCTCCGTTCTGATCATGCGAAAAACACTCACCTACACCGTGACGGCCGAGGGCCGCGACAAGGGCAAGGTCTTTCTGATCACCGAAATGCCGGCGGCGCAGGCTGAAGAGTGGGCCACGCGCGCGCTCTTCATTGCGCTCAACTGCGGCGTCGATGTACCCGACGACCTGGTGAAGTCGGGGCTGGCTGGTCTATCGGCGCTTGGCCTCAAGTCACTGACGAAGGTGCCTTATGACCTTGTTAAACCGCTCTTTGACGAAATGATGGGCTGCGTTCAGATCGTGCCGGACCGTGCGAATCCGCAGTTCGTGCGCCCGCTGATCGACGACGATATTGAGGAAATCGGCACGCGGTTGATGCTCCGCAAAGCGACGCTCACCCTGCATATGGATTTTTTTCTCGCCGCCGCCCCGTCAACACAGGCTCCGGTCGCGGCCAGTACGTCGCCGGCCTGATCGAGTACGAGAACCTGCCCCCGTCCATCGGGGCAGTGGTTTCCCGGCGCCTCGCGACGCTGCATGAGCTACAGACGATCTACGGGGCCGAAGACCTGTACAACCTGCTCGAGGTGATCGTCGTCGATGGCCACAACGAGCGCGTGCTGAGCAAACCGAGGAAATGAAGCATGGCAACTGTCGTCGACGCGCTTGTCGTCACTCTCGGGCTAGACCTCGCCGCGTTCAAGCGCGGTAAGGCCGACGCCACCAAAGCCACCAAGACGCTCACCGCCGAAGAGCGCGAAGCCGCGAAGTCCATCGAGGCCGCCAATAAACGCGCGGCCGAATCCTTCCAGAAAGTCCGCAATGAAGTGCTCGCGCTGGTGGCGATCTTCACCGCCGGCATGGGCATCAAGAACTTCACCGAGAGCACGATCAACTCGGCGGCAAGCCTCGGCTTCATGGCAAAGAACCTGCAGATGAGCACGCAGGATCTGTCAGCGTGGCAGCGTGCGGCCGAGCGCGCCGGCGGCAGCGCCGAGGGCATCACCAGTGCGTTGCAGGCGTCACAGCAGGAAGTGGCCAAGTTCAAGCTCGGCCAGGTGAGCGATTCGCAGCAATGGTTTCTTCGCTTCGGCGGCTCGGTCAAAGATCTGAAGGACGGCAACTCCTATCTGCTTGCGCGCTCGCGCATCATCGCGGGCCTGTTCAAGACCGATCCCGGCCGCGCGCGTCTCGTCGCGCAGCAGATGGGCATCGGAGACGGCGAGTTCAACCTGCTGAAACAGGGGCCGCAGGCGGTGCTCGCACTGGTCGCGGCACAACAGAAAAACTCGGCCATCACCGAAAGACAGGCCGCGCAGGCGCTCAAGCTGAAGAACGAATGGCTGGACTTCTCCGACCGGTTGAAGTACGTCGGCACGACTATTCTGCTCGAGCTTATGCCGGTGTTCGAGAAGTGGCTTGCAAAACTCCAAGAGATGGCCGACTGGGTCGCGGACCACAAGGCAGATATCACGAAGTGGGTAGATAGCGCGGTGGCCGCTGCGCAGCGCTTTATCGAATGGGCGGATAAGGCAGCTGATTCCGTCGGCGGGTGGAAGAACGTGCTGATCGCGCTGGCGGCGCTCAAGGTGCTTTCGATGTCGTCGGGCATCCTCTCGCTCGCCGGTGCGTTCCTGAAACTCGGAGGCGCGCTCGGCGGCGTCTCCACGGCAGGTGCCGCGGCGCTGCCGATCCTCGCCAAGCTGCTCGGCGTTGCCGGTCTCGCGCTGCACAGCGAGAGCCTGAATCAGGGCGAAGACGATGAGCTTGCGAAGCACCGGCCTAAGGCTGGCGACACGTGGCAGGGTGACCCGGTCGGCGACAAGCGGCGCGGCGGCGTAGGCAAAGACCCGGCGGCGCGCGCGGCCGTCGCGCGATTCATGCAGATGGGCTGGTCGCGGGAGCAAGCCTCTGGACTGGTCGCCAATCTGTGGAAAGAGAGTCTGCTGAACCCGCAGGCGGTCGGCGACAACGGGCACGCGTACGGCATCGGTCAGTGGCACGAAGACCGTCAGGAAGCGTTCCGCAAACTCTTTGGCATCGACATCCGCAAATCGACGCTTGACCAGCAATTGCAGTTCGCCAATTACGAACTCACGCAGGGCAATGAACAGGGAGCCGGACGCCGGTTGCGTGGCGCGACCAATGCACTCGACGCAGGCGCCATTGTCTCGCGCTACTACGAGCGTCCTGCCAACACCGAAGACGAAGCGCAGTCGCGCGCGCGGGCCGCGTCCGATCTTTACGCCGCGCTCGGTCAGGCGAACGCCGCACAGATCGCTGCGCAAACGCCTGGAGCGCACGACGTTGCGCCATCGTCAGCAGCGGCGCCCGGCACGTCCACATCGACCACTGAAACCAACGTGAACGGCCCAATCAACATTTATACGAAGGCGACCGACGCGGCGGGCATCGCGCGCGACTTCGGGCATGAGCTCACGCGGCACAGCTTCACGGTGCCGCAGGCCAATAGCGGGGTGAGCTGATGCCGATGCCTAACCTTCCAGTGCCGGAATTCCCTGACGTTCCCGCGCTGCCCGGCGTGCCCGCGCTGCTGCGCTCGGCGACCGCGCAGGTTGGTGCGTCGCTTAACGGCTTGCTGGTCGCGGCAGGCCTCGGCCAGTTCGCACTCAGCATCGGGAAGCCGGTCTGGGGTCTTTTTGATGAGAACGGCGACGCCGTCGCAGTGGCCGACAGCGTACGCACGCTCCAGTATCACGGCGAGTCGCGCGTGTCCGACTATCCGCAGGAAGAGGGTGCATTCGAGTCCTACAACAAGGTGCAGTTGCCGTACGCGGCGGTCGTCAGCCTCGCATGTGGTGGCGATGTGCAGCGCCGCGCGAACTTCCTTTCTGCGGTGGAGCAGGCCAAGCAGTCGACGGACCTCTACAGCATCGTCACTCCCGAAATTGTCTACCTGAACGCGAATGTAGTTGCGTACGACTATCGGCGCACGCAGCGCGACGGCGCCACGCTGCTGACGGTCGATCTGCACATCGAAGAGGTGCGCGTGAACGCCACGGCGTCGTTCGCCAATGTGCAGAATCCGGCGTCTGCTGATCCTGCGAGCCAGGGGCAGGTGCAGGGGCAGACGCCCACCGCCGCGCAATCGACGCTGTTCGGTCCGGTATCTGCCGTGCAGGGTATCGGAGGGGTGGCCTGATGATCATCATTCCTCTCGCGGCGAAGCCATCCCAAACGCTTAGCGTGCTGCTCGCCGGCCAGAACTGCCAGATCAAGGTGTACGCGAAGACGACCGGTGTTTATCTGGACCTGTACGTGAACAACCAGGCAGTGGTGACCGGGCAGGTTTGCCGCGACCGCGTCGCGATCGTGCGGCAGACGTACCTGGGCTTCATCGGCGACCTGTCCTTCTTCGACACCCAAGGCGTGGATGATCCCGAATACACCGGCTTCGGCGGCCGCTGGCAGTTGGTCTATCTGGAAGCGAGCGACCTCTCATGAGTTTCACAAAGAAACGCATCGACCTGACGATCAGCCTTGGCACTGGCCAGTTTGGTGACTCTGGCGCGAACACGGTGACACTGTCGGGACTGCGCGTTCACGCGGGCGTGCAGGTCTATGGTGGCGAGGCAATGCCACAGGCGCAGATTCGCGTGTTCGGGCTGCCGCTCGACATGATCAACCAGTTGACGGCGATCGGCCCGATCAACTCCGCGATCATGTTCAACAATTCGGTGCTGCTCGCCGCGGGCGACGACGAAAACGGCATGCGCACGGTCTACAGCGGCACGATCTGGCAGGCGTGGGGCGAGTTCGACGGCGCCCCCGATGTGCCGCTGAATATCACCGGCCTTGGTGGCCTTGCCGCAGCGCTCAAACCTGTCAATGCGCTGAGCTACCCCGGCTCGGCCGACGTCGCGACGATCATGCAGACGCTCGCGACCACGATGGGTTTCGCGTTCGAGAACAACGGCGTGACCGTGCAGCTATCGAACCCATACTTTCCCGGTACCGCGCTCGCACAGGCTCGAGCATGCGCGCGTGCAGCAGACATCAACTTCACGATCGACCGCGGCGCGCTGGCGATCTGGCCGAAGAACGGCGCGCGCGGCGGCGAAGTGCCCTTGATATCTCCGGCAACGGGCATGCGCGGCTATCCGACGTTCGCCAGCAACGGGCTTGGAGTGACGACGCTCTTCAATCCCGACATCAAACCGGGCGGCGTGATCGAAGTGCAGTCGTCGCTTCAGGTTGCGTGCGGCAAGTGGACTGTGCTGCAGGTTCAACACTCGCTTCAAAGCGAGACGCCGAACGGCCAGTGGTTCACGCAGATCCTCGGAGTGCCCGCCAATGGCTAACGATCAACTCGGCTATCGCGGCGCCGCGGATGCCACCTCGGGCGGCTCGCCGTACAACGAAAACCTGTTCCTCATCCGCCAGGTGCTCGCGGGCATCAGCACGGCGAAGCTCGTGCAGGTGGTTGCGGTGAGCAACGCGGGCGGTGTGTCGCCTGTTGGCTTTGTCGATGTTCAGCCGCTTGTCAATCAGCTCGACGGCAACAACAACGCGGTGCCGCACGGCATCGTGCACAACCTCCCGTACTTCCGGCTTCAGGGCGGCACGGACGCTGTGATTCTCGACCCGAAGGTCGGCGACATCGGCGCGGCCATCTTCTCAGATCGCGACATTTCTGCGGTCAAGTCGTCGAAGGCGCAGGCGAATCCGGGCTCCAAGCGGCAGTTCGACATGGCCGACGGTCTGTATATCGGTGGCTATCTGAACGGCGTGCCGCAGCAATACATCGCCTTCTCGTCGGCCGGCATCGACATCGTGTCGCCGACGCGCATCCGCATGTCCGCGCCCGAGATTCTTCTTCAGGCCACCAATGAGATAGGCCTCACAGCCGGCGCTGAAATCACCAACTCCGCACCCGCTATCGAGATGGACGGGCAGATGACGCAAGGCGAGGGGCCGCAGGGCGGCGCCGCCGCAATGCAAGGTCCGCTGACCGTCGTGCAGGACGTCACCGCCTCTGGCAAGAGCGTCGCGCACCACACGCACCTCGAAAACGGGACAGGCAACCAGACGAACCCGCCGACATGACCATGGACACGCTATTGCTGGATCAGACTCGCTGGGATCTGGTGCTCGACGCAAGCGGCAACATCGCGCTCGCGACCGAGCCGTATTCGCTCGCGCAGAACGTCGCCTGCGCGGTCCGAACGTTCCTCGGCGAATGCTGGTACGACACGACGCAGGGCGTCCCTTACTTCACCGAGATTCTTGGTCACTGGCCGCCTGACCAACTGCTGCGCTCGCGCATTGAGCAGGCAGCGCTGACCGTCGCCGGCGTCGCCAAAGCGCAATGCACGATCTCGTCGATGAGCGAGCGCAAGGTGACCGGTGTCATTCAGGGCGTCACGTCGAGCGGCACGCCGTTTTCCACTTCATTCTAAGAGCAGACCATGTCGACTCCATCCAGCAGCGTTCCGTCGATCACGTGGGCGAGCACCGGCCCGGTGGTACCCGACGAGTCCGACATCCTCGAGGGCGTCTTCGCGGACACCAATGCCGCTTTCGGCGGCAACATGACGGTGTATAACGCTGACGGCACGCTCAATCTCAAGACGCCGCAAGGGCAGATTGCATCGAGCGTGACCGCGATCATTGGCGCGAAGAACGACGACATCCTCGAAGTGGTGAACGGCGTCGATCCGGACACGGCCGACGGCCGGTTTCAGGATGCAATTGGCCGCATCTACTTCATTGACCGCAACCCCGCTGAGCCCACGACCGTCACGGCAACTTGCATCGGCCTCGCGGGCACGGTGATCCCGGTTGGCGCGAAAGCGCAGGACACCGACGGCAACATTTATCTGTGCACGCAGGCCGGTACGATTCCCGCGACCGGCACCATTGACCTGACGTTCGCGTGCAACGTGACGGGTCCGATCGCGTGCCCGGCGGGTTCGCTCAATCAGATCTACCAGGCAATCCCGGGCTGGGACACGGTGAGCAACGCCGCCGACGGCGTGCTCGGCGCCGACGTCGAGACGCGCGCGGACTTCGAGAATCGCCGCAAGCAATCGGTCGCCGCGAACTCCAAGGGCAGTGTGCCGTCGGTGCGCGGCGCGGTGCTAGGCGTTGCCAACGTGCTCGACGCGTATGTGGTCGACAACCCGCTCGGCACGCCTGCCGTGGTGGGCGGCGTCACGCTGCTACCGAACTCGCTGTACGTCTGCGTCTCCGGCGGCGCGGTGCAGGACGTCGCGGATGCGATCTGGTCGAAGAAGGGTCCAGGCTGCAACTACACGGGCGGCACGTCGGTCACGGTCTACGACACGGACGGCTACACGGCGCCGTACCCCCAATACACCGTGAAGCTCGATATCGCGACGGGCCTGCCGATTCTTTTCGCCGTCCAGATCGCGAACGTGGCGGGCTTGCCAGCTGACATCGTGGCGCAGGTGAAGACCGCGATCATCAAAGCGTTCAGCGGCGCGGATGGTGGCCAGCGCGCGCGCATTGGTCGACGTCTGCTCGCGAGCCGCTATTACGCCGGCGTCGAAGCGATCGATCCGAGCGTCGAGCTTCTCTCTATTCAGATCGGCACGACGATCGCAACTCAGAATTACGTCGACGTGAATATCAATCAGGCGCCGACGATTTCCGCGAATAATATCGCCGTTAGTCTCGTATGATTCTGGAAACCGATTTTTAGACCGGCATTATGGAAAACGTCGACAAGACGATTATTTCTCAATATTCGAACGCGGCCACGCTCGTTCAGCTTATCCATAATATGGATGGCTATATCGACCCGTCGGCGGATATCGACGCGTTCTATTCAAATATCTGGGACATTGACAGCGCGTTCGGCAAGGGTCTGGATATCTGGGGAAAAATCGTTGGACTTGAAACCGGGCGCATTTTAAAAATCCCGTCGTCTGAGTTGAATCTCGGCTTTAATGAGGCGGGTACGTTGAGCGCAACGCCGTTTGGCTCGGGCGCGTTCTATTCGGGGTCGCCTGTCAGCCAGAACTACTACTTGGGCGACGATGCATTCCGCACGCTGATCCTTGTCAAGGCACTGGCGAATATCACCGACGGCTCGATCCCGAGTTACAACAAGCTGCTGCAAAGCCTCTTCGCGGGCCGCGGGCGTTGCTACGTGAACGACCTCGGCAACATGCAGATGCGCTACACGTTCGAGTTCTACCTGCAGCCGTTCGAGATGGCGATCATGACGCAGGCCGGCGTGCTGCCTCGCCCGACAGGCGTATTTGCCTCCGTCGCTCAGATTCCTGTTCCTAACATCTTCGGCTTCGCAGAAGCCGGCACCGCGAGCGCTGCGCCGTTCGGCCAGGGCACGTTCTTCACCGGAGCACAAAATGCAGGCTAGTCAGACCCCAACTCTCGTGCCGCTCGCCTTCGCGGCCAACGGCACGAAGAATGCAATTCCCGAAGCATCGCAGATCGGCGTGACGCCGGGCGCCGCGTCGCTCAACGATGGCTTTCCGCCACTCACGTTCACGCCGGTCGCGGCGGGCGGCGTGCCGCCCGCGGGCGCGGACTTTAACGGCGTGCTGAACCTCATCACCCAGTCGATCCGTTGGGCTCATGGCGGCGGCCGCTACGCATTCAGTTCGACGTTTGCGGCAGACGCCAACGTGAGCGGATATCCGGCGGGCGCGGAGCTGATGAGCGCAGACTTGCAGGGCGCATGGCTGAGCCTGAACGACGCGAACACGGATAACCCCGACACCGGGCCAGGCACGAAGTGGGTGCCGAGCCGCGCCTACGGCGTGACCTCGGTTACGGGCCTGACGAACGCCAACGTCACGCTCACGCCCGCGCAGGCCGCGAAGAATCGCATTACGCTGGCGGGCACGCTGACGGGGAACGTGCAGATCGTCTTCCCGACCTGGCTGCGCGAGTGGACGATCATCAACAACACCACGGGCGCGTTCACGGTCACAGCCAAAACGGCGGCAGGAACCGGCGTCGCGATTCCGCAGGACGGATCGCCCACGAAGGTCACGGGCGACGGCACGAACATCACGCAGCTTGCTGAGAATATTGCCGCCGCCACGCAGAGCCAGCATGCGGTGCAATATGGGCAGATGCTTGCCGGTGGCTACACGATTGCCACTTCCGTCACATATACGAACGGGCTAGCCAGTAATGGTGCGGTGGTGCTGGCCAACAACACCGCTTATCAGGCTAAGAATACGGGCGGGACCGCATTTCCGATTTCGTATATCGATGCGAGCAACAACGTCACGTACGGCAATTCATCGCTGGCGCTCGCTATTCTCGGTGCGTCGGCGACGATTACGCCGATGCTCACGATGACGAACGGTGCGGTATTACCGAACAACGTAGGTTACCTGGCGAAGACGACGGGTGGCGCCGCGATTCCACTTGCATTCATAGACGCATCTAACAACGTCAATCTCGGCAACAACGCGCTGCCTACCATTATCGGCGGATCGGCCATCCAGGCGGTTCAACCGGTTAGCGTCGGTGTGGCGACTTCAGCGGCGCACGCGGTCCGCTATGACCAATCGTTCGGTATCGGTCAGAACCTAACGAACGTTTTGGCTTCTCGAGCTATCGGAACGACGTACACGAACAGCACAGGGAAGTTGATAACCGTGAATGTCGCAGCGTCAGCTGGCGGATCGGGATCAGCGATCGGTATCTTTGTGAGCGGTATGGGTGAGGCCGCAGCCAGCATCGCTACTGCGGCAGCCCAAGCGCTGGCCATAAACACAACTGTTCCGGCTGGTGGCACATATGTCGTGCAACAAAGCGGCCCGGCATCAACGCTGGCCTCATGGTATGAACTGCGATAGGGGAATCAGATGCAATACTTCATTGACAAATCAACCGGGATGCCATGGGCCTTCGAGGACGATGTGACTGTCGTCAATACAGACGGCGTCTATTCATTCACCCACACCACGGGCGCGCGAGAACCGGACATCGTGACGCCAGCGGTCTATGGTCCCGACACGGAGGACGAGGAAGGCAACACGATTCGCGGCGAGTTGGTAACGCCTGAATCCGTGACGCCCGGTGCACTTATTGTGTATCCGCTCACCAGCGTGCCCACCACTTTATATCCGTGCAGTGAGGCGGAAGCGGCCGCAGCGTCGAACCCCGCTCCGACCGCTGCGGAGGTGCTGGCCAACAACACGGGTAAGCAAAACGACTTGCTGGCGGCTGCATCGGTAGCGCTCGCGCCCCTGCAGACGGCGGTCACACTTGGCATTGCTACTGATGGGGAAACGGCAGATGCCAAGGCATGGGTGCAATATGTGCGTGACCTGAAGGCGGTCGACCTTACTGGAGCAAGTCCGAATTGGCCGGAAGCGCCTATTGCGTAGCATTCCCTCGAACGCGCATTCGCCCGGCTGCATTGAGCATGTACGCACCGAGGCGAATGCCCGGACGTTCGACCATACGATGAACGATCCAACCCGCAAGAATAGCGATCGGGACGCTGGCCGCTGCTAGCATGGCCGTCTGACGCAGCATGTGTGGTTCGGTGAAGTGACGATCCAGCAGTGGCGCGACAAGCAGCATCGCAGGCGTCCCACATAGATAGAGCGGGTAGCTTATGTCACCGAGGAACTGGACAGGTCTACTATGAAGCACTGCCAGCGGACTGGCAGTCAGGCATCCAACGACGCCGAATGCGCCCAATGCCTCGATTGCGCGCATTGGCAAAGACAGCTTGCCTAGTATGAGATCCGCGAGCATCAGTGCAGCGAGCGATACGAACAATACCGAACGACTTTGCCAGATCGCGGCCGGCACAGATGGAATGAGATAGCCCAGAACGAACGCAGGCAGAAACATCAATTGCCAAGGCTGCCACGACAGCAGCAGATAGCCGATAACACTGATTAGGGCAAGCGCAAACAGGCGGCTGCCGACTGCCCAAAGCAAGAAAGTGATCGCGCATCCTATCCATTCGACCTGAAGGCTCCATATCGGTCCATTTAGACTGTGGTCGACGAGGAACATGGTGCCGATGGCCGCTTTCGCGTCCGGTTTTAACAGCGCGATGATGGGCACCGCGCAAACAACGCCGGCCGGCAACAGTCGGAAAATGCGACGCACAAAATACGGAAGTGCTGCTTCGAGCGGGCGTTGTCCTCGATGCTCGAGCGCGCGACTCAGGACGTGGCCGCTGAGCACAAAGAAGAGGACGACGGCGGCGTCCGCATGAAAAATCGTGTACCAGAGCCGACCCGCGATAACGCCTACTGGCGCGCCGATGAGTTCCCTAGCCGTCAAGAAAATCACAGCGCTGCCGCCGTAGTGTAGTTCACAGTGAGCGATCGCGACAGACAGGGCCGCTATTCCTCGCGCCCCGTCCAGATTCTGGTTTCGCATGGCTTTCCTCTAAAGGATGGCCATTTTATCCGAGTCAAAAGCGGTACGTCGCCATCAGCACTTGCGCACCCTCAGAACTTCACCTTCACCTCGAGCACGTCCGCGTCGTTCCACAGCGGCGGCACGCTACGGCTCTGGCTGCTGAGGCGTGTGAAGTAGTGGCGATACGATAGCGTGAACCGCCCGTTCCCGACCGACGCACCGACTACAGGTGCGATGGCCCAGTGAGCATCCGAGAGGTGCAGATTCTGCGGCGCGACCGTCTTATCGATCTGCCATCCGATCACGTCCTCGGACCAACTATCGCGGTGGATGTACGCGCCGGCTTCGACGCCGAGTCGGACGCCGTAGGTCCAGTAGTACGGCTCGATGGTCAGCGCCACGCCTTGCGAACGACCTGAGCCGGTGAAGTAAGCGGCCGGCGCGTCAAACCGGTTCGTGAAGTGGTGCGTGTTGGGGTCGTAGTTTTCATCCCGCGGCGTGCATGCGCATGACGCGGCCGCCCTCCCGAGATTGACGTATTCAGCATGCCAGTCGGCGCCCCACTTGCCGCGCGTGATGAGTGGGCCGGTGAGCCCCAGTGAGAACGCGGGCGGCTTGCTCGTAAGTTTGTTGTCGCCGTTCGGCATGCCTTGCTGATACCAGCGGCCATCCTGCGTCGTGTAATGGGCAGCGCCGATGCCGACTTCGCCTTGCACATAGTCGTTGATGTAGTCGGCGTGCGCGCTTGCCGCGGCGCAGCCGAGCGACATTGCTACAGCTGCTGCTCTCCAGCCGGTGCCGATAGATCGACGTGTGCGCCCATCTGGCGCATGCGATCGAGCACGCGCTCGATGGTCGCCTCGTCCAGCTCGAGCCGGGCCATTGCGAAGAAGAGCATGTGCATGCCCATGTCTCGGCGGTCCGTACTGGACGTGTACTTTCGCCACTGCCGACCGGTCGATATCCCGAACAGTTCTGCCATCTGAGTGCTCGACAATCCGAGTTCGGCTTTCAGGCGAAGAAGGTCTTCCACCGATGGTGGCTCGTATTTCATTGCGAGATTTTCCAGGCGCGAGGATGCGCAGACGAAAGCAGGCTTTCATGATCGTTCCTTTCGGAGAGTTCGGGCCGTCGCAGGATGCGCAACCCATGGCCGGAAAGGTAGGCCCAAAAAGTACCTTCGTCAAGAAAATTTTTTCGCGCCTTGCGCGCCCCGCGCCCGCTTCCGTGGCGTCTCTTTCATCTCAGATAATCCGATGAAAATCAATGGAATTATTGAGAGATAATCCTGTGCATCTGATAAGCGGCGTTGACGTTATGACCGTAGATAATGCCGTGTTTCGCATGCCGGCCTATCGCTTAAAATCACCGGGGCATTAATGGACGGAGTAGATAAAGTCGTGGCCGCGATTCTTTCTTTGAAAGAAGACCTTGATCAGCGGCATGGCGAAAACATCACGGCGCAGGCTGTCACCGAAAAGAAGATCGTTGAGGCCATCAGGGGAATAGACGAGCTTCGGAAGGCTTTTCCTGACGGCGATGCGGACGGACATCGTCGGTATCACGAATCGATTATCAGAAAGAACGAGGCGCGCGAGAAGTTTTATGAGGATCTGCGGGCGGAATTAGCGAAAAAGGGTCTATGGGCGCTGGTTGCAGTGCTAGCGCTCGCACTGTGGCAATTCTTCAAATCGAAATTAACTCCATGAGACTTGTCTCCTACTGGCGCCGCGCGTGGAAGCGCAACTCGGTGCGTGCGCACTACCTGGGCTTCGCTGTCTCGTTCATTGGCGGCGTATGGGCGGCGCTGCCGGGCGCGTTCGTCGATCGCCTGCCGACGTGGCTCATCTTCCTCGTGCCGTGCGCCGTTTCCCTGTACGGCCTCTACGGTTCGTATGTCGCGCAGTCGAACCTGCCGGACGACGCCCGTGGCTGACGTCCAACGCAAAACGCCACCGCGCAAGCGCAGCCTCGCGGCGGTGGTCGGCGCTGCAGCGGCCGCCGCGCTCGTCGGGCTGACCGCATCGCAGGAAGGTGTGTCACTGACGCCGTACAACGACCGGCTCGCGCACGACGTGCAGACGGTGTGCTTCGGTGACACGACGGTCGCCATGCGCGCCTACACGCTGCCTGAATGCAAGTCGATGCTCGGTGACCGGCTCGCCGACTATGCCGAGGCGGTGCGGGCGATCACGCCTGGATTCGACACGCTCACGGACGGGCAGAAGGTCGCCGTTATCGATCTCGCGTACAACACCGGACTCGCGAACTACAAGGGTTCGACGCTGCGCGCGATGTACATCAAGAGGCAGTTCCCCGCGGCGTGCAATCAGTTCTATCGCTGGCGCTTCGTCGCGGGCAAAGACTGCGCGATCACGGCTAACCGGTGCGGCGGCATCGTCGCGCGCCGCAACCTCGAGCGGGCCGCGTGCCTGGGAGAATGACATGCCAAAGGTTCAGGAACAGAGGAACGCGGACGGCTCAAGCTCGCTGCTGTTCGATTGCCCGGGCTGCGGCTTTCTTCACGCTGTGAGCGTCGGTGGCACGGCCCGGCCCAACTGGACGTTCAACGAAGACTTCGAAAAGCCGACGCTGTCGCCCAGCATCGCTGTCAGTTGGACACAGCGCGACGTGCCGAAGGTGTGCCATTCGTTCGTGATCGAGGGGCGCATCCAGTTTCTCAGCGACTGCACGCACGCGCTTGCAGGTCAGATTGTTCCCCTCCCTGACATGGACGACGAATGAGCCCCTACCTGATTACTGGCCTCGGCGCCGCGCTGCTCGGCATCGCAATTGGCGCCGGCGGCACACACGCACTCGACGCGAACCACTACGGCGCGCAGCTGGCGAATGAGCGCGCGGCGCACGCGCAGGACAACGAGCAGAACGCGAACCGTCTCAAGGCGGTGTCGGACGCGGCGCTCGCAGCGGAACAGAAGGCGATCGCAGACGGCAAGGTCGCAGCCGGCCGCATTGCGGCGCTCGACTCACAACTCACCCAGGAGAGAGAAGCTCATGAATCGGACAATGCGAAGAATCGCGCTGCTATTGCCGACGGTGCTCGCCGCTTGCGGATCGCCGTCACCAACTACACTCCCGCCGCAGGCAGTAGCAACACAGCAGGTGCAGGGACCGGCGCCGGCAGCGTGGGCGATGGTGCCAGTGGCACCGCCGAGCTATCACCAGCGTTTGGAAGCGCTCTTTTCGGCATCGTCGACGACGCCGACAACGACGCCCGGGCTAAAGCCATCTACCTCCAAGGGTACGTCTGTACCCTTCAACAGCAGGGATTAGTCGCAGGGACGTGCTGAACGCGCTAGATGGCCCCGACGTGCCGAAGAAACACATCAATCTGCCAGTCCTCATAGCCGAGCAGGTGGCCGATCTGGCGCTCGAGCACCGGATCAAACCCGGTGCCGCGCGCTTTCATGTTGAGCGCAAACAACGCTTCAGCTTCCTCCCTGTACCCCTGTCGGTAAAAGACAGTGCAGAACTCGGCTTCACATGCGATAACGCCGAGGTCAAGATTCGCCGGGTCCTCCCTGAACTCGTCTGGGATCACATCGCTGAATAGCGCAAGGTTTTTCTTTCCCTCCTTCATCAGGTGGTATTCCTTTCCCTCGTGCGGGCCAATGCCTTCCGGCAACAGTTTTTCCATTTTCCTTTCCAGAACAGTAAGACCGGTGAGCGGCCCGGTCCTCTGGGTTATTAACCTGCGCGCGGAGGCTGCGGCGGAATGATTGGTACCGGCTTCGGCTGCTGATTCTGGTCTTTATAGTGGCAGTCCGGACAGAGCGGACCATAGCACCCGCCGTGCGGGCCGCCGCAGTTCTCGCATCGGAATGTTGGCGACTTGCATCCGCCCGCTGTTCCCGCCGGGTCTGCGCGCTCGTCAACAGCTGCGGACTGCGTTACCGGTTGAGCGTGTGCGGTCCTGTGCGCAAAAGCGGCAGCGGCCGCCACAGACATGACCAGACACGCGACAGCGATTACTACCTTGCCCTTCATCGTTCACTCCATGGATGGTTGCCGTTTCAGGGATGAGTACCCCTTGGCATCGATCCTGAAACGGACGCATCGGGCGATGCGCGATCAATATGGTAGTGGGTTTTTTTCGGATGGCTTCTATCGTCTTACAGAAGAATTCTTACGATCTCCTTCACGGGACGGCTTTTGGCGCGATGATATCGAGCCATTTCCAGCCGGCGAATTTGTCTCCCGTCTGCCTGATGTGTGTGTAGCGTTTCAGCGACGTCCAGCTTCGATGACCTGTTACCGCGGCCACGTGCGGTATGTTCCAGCCCATCTCGAACAGCCGGCTCGTGCCTTCGTGGCGCAGGTCGTGCAGATGTAGGTCTTCGATTTCGAGGAACTGGCACGCGCGCGTGAACGCCATGCCGACGGCGTCGGTACCGTAGGGAAAGATTCGGTCGTCGAGCCGCGGCTGCGCCTTCACGATGCGCACTGCCTCGGGCACTAGGTCGCACCACACGTCGTTGCCGATCTTCTGCCCCGGGTGTTTCAGGTTGCGCACGAGCACGCGTCCGCCTGCCTCGTCGAAGTCGCGCCACTCGATCCGGCACATTTCCTCGAGGCGCCGCGTCGAGAAAAGCGCGAAGGCGGTCAGCGCCACCATCGGCGCGCTGTCCGGCCTGCGCTTGCGGATGCCCTGGAAGTGGGCGAGGATTCGGTCGATCTCGTCGAGAGTAGGGCGCCGATCGCGCTGGTCCGATTTACTCGTCGTCCCAAGCTTCTTCATCACCACGCGCGCGTCGTCCATCGCCTGCATGTCCAGCGAGTAGCCCCAAGCGGGCCGCGCGATCCGGAACACAGCGGCAAGGTGCGAGACGTAGTTGCCGGCTGTCTGCGGCTTCACTTTCAGGCCCTGCGCGAATTGCACGATCTGCTGGCTACCGATCTCGCTGCACCGCATTTGTCCGATCGCCGCAGCTGATATGGCGTCGAGCACCTGCTTCTTTGTGCGGCCGATGTCGCGCTTCGACTCCCGGACATAGCGCCCGATGGCTTCTGACAGCGTCGGGTCCTCCTTCCTGGCTGACTCCAGCGCGCCCGGCTGCGCCAGTTCGCGTTCGCGCTTGTCGAGCCACGCCTGCGCCGCTGGTTTTCGGTCGAATGTCCTTGCCTCGGTGTGCACGACTCGCCCGTTCTGCTTCAGACGAATCTGCGCCGTGTAGCCTATACTTTTGTCCTTTCGTACGCGTTCCGTAATGGTGCCCATCGTTCCCCGGTGCTACATGAAGTTTTTCGGTGCAACATCGTAGCACTTACGACAAAAAACCAGCAAAAACCACGAAAAACGGACTTAAACCGCGCTCTCAAGAATCATCCGTAAGGCCATGAAAGTGCAGCAAAAACCAATGAAATCAACGCCCCGCCGTGTATCCGTGGCACCCATGATGGACTGGACCGATCGCCACTGCCGGTCGCTTCATCGCATGATTTCGCGCCATACGTGGCTGTACACGGAAATGGTGACGACCGGCGCGCTGCTGCACGGCGATGTGCCGCGCCATCTGGCGTTTACGCCCGACGAAGCGCCCGTCGCGCTGCAACTCGGCGGCAGCGAGCCGGACGATCTCGCGCGCTCGGCGAAGCTCGGCGAGCAGTGGGGCTACGACGAAATCAACCTGAATTGCGGCTGCCCGTCGGAGCGCGTGCAGCGCGGCGCATTCGGCGCGTGTCTGATGAACGAGCCGCAACTCGTGGCGGACTGTGTGAAGGCGATGCGCGACGTGGTGTCGGTGCCGGTCACGGTCAAGCACCGGATCGGCGTGGATGCCGTCGAGGAATACGGCTTCGTGCGCGACTTTGTCGGCACGATTGCAGAGGCCGGCTGCGATGTTTTCATCGTGCATGCGCGCAACGCGATTCTCAAAGGTCTGAGCCCGAAAGAGAATCGCGAAATTCCGCCGCTCAAGTACGAATACGCCTATCAGTTGAAGCGCGACTTCCCGCACCTGGAGATCATCATCAATGGCGGAATCCGGACGCTCGACGAAGTGGAGACGCATCTTCAGCACGTCGATGGCGTGATGCTCGGGCGCGAGGCCTATCACAACCCGTATCTGCTGGCCGACGTCGACGCGCGCTTCTATGGTTCGACGCAGGCGCCGCTCACGCGCGAGCAGGTGGAAGCGCAATTGATCGAGTATTGCGCGGCCGAGATGGCGCGCGGCACGTATCTCGGCGCGATCACGCGTCATGCGCTCGGCCTCTATCGCGGCGAGGCCGGCGCGCGCGGCTGGCGGCGCGTGCTGTCGGACAGCAAACGTCTCGCGGCACGCGACCTTGCGATCTTCGACGAGGCGAGACAGCATCTGCGTGAGCCGGTCGAGATTTTTGAATAAAGGGCTAGGCAAACGCCGTTTGTGTTCGTATAATCTCGTTTCGTCGTTGGTGACCCGGGTTTTTTAGTTGTTTCCGGCGAGTCAAAGCAGATGTCAGTGGTGGCTGTAGCTCAGTTGGTAGAGTCCAGGATTGTGATTCCTGTTGTCGTGGGTTCGAGCCCCATCAGCCACCCCAAAGAATTCAGCGGTATCAAGCAGTTGGAAGTTTCGGAATTAAGCCCGCACACCGTTGCGGGCTTTTTTTCGTTCTGCGCACTTACGCAGTCGACATAAGCCGGCTAGAGAGACCGGGGAATAAAACGATTTCGACGTTAGGGGTGCAGCCGCTCGTTAATTTGGTCGAGTACTACAACTATTGGATTGGCGAGGGCAACGGGAGCCCAAGCAAAACCCGGCGTTTGACGCCAACTGCAAGATGTCGCCAGACCGAAGAACGAGACCGAATGCAATCTTGTCGGCACGGCAGATCTCGGCGATGTGAGCCATCAGCGGATTGATGTGCTCGTCGTAGGCCATGATCTGCGCATTGCATCAATGACGCCGACCTGCGGTTGGTAAAAAGCGGCGGTGATGTAACACTCTTCATCCTGAAAACCAGCGGGTCGGCACCATCGGTCGGATTGCTTGAAGAACGTCCGGAAGGCGGTGCCCGACTTTGACGAAAGGCTTCTCGAGAAAATGCCATGAAGCAGCGCCGACAGCGATAGCCACAGCAATTGAGAAAAGCTGATTTTGCTGCAGGCTAATGTCAGGAAATAAAGCAGTGATCGTTTGCTGTATCGGCCATCCATAAACGTAAACTCCGTATGAATAGTCTCCGGGAAGTTTAAGCGCTTTGATGGGCCTCAGTGTCATCAGCCATAGCGGCGTCAGCAGGAAGGCAACATAGAACGCGTATTCAAACACCGGTCCGTCTCGAAGCAGCCATGCAAGGAGATAGGTACCGAGCACCACTCGCGCGTCGATGCGGATTTTTTCCTTGAAGAGTGCCAGCAAGACGCCAAATGAAAAGAACGCCGGTAGGCGTCCAGCATCATTGTTGTTGGGCAAGCCAAAGATTGAGATGCTGTCTGGTCGATACAAAAACCAAACGATCACTGCACCGCAAGCAAATGCCGCAACGACCTTCAATCGCAATAAACCACACATGGCAAGCGCGAGTAACGCTGCATACATGAGGAGCTCATAGCAGATTGTCCAAAGCGAGCCGTTCGCATCCTGGTATGCATTATTCTG